TTTATCTTTAGAAGTTTCACAGATTATGGTAAAGTTTCTGAATGACTGCTTACAGCAGATTCATGCGGATAAAAAAATCCATTGAAAGGGATTGTATGGAACAAAGAACAGAAGAATGGTTTGCTGCCAGATTAGGCAAAGTTACCGCTAGTCGGGTTGCAGATGTCTTAGCCAAGATTAAGTCTGGCGAATCGGCAAGTCGTAAGAACTACAAGATGGAGTTAGTGGTTCAGCGATTGACCAATAAGGTAGGAGAGTCGTTTACCAATGCTGCAATGGAATGGGGTACAGAGCAAGAGCCATTCGCTAGGATGGCATACGAGGCACATACAGGCACTTTTGTAAAGGAGGAGGGGTTCGTAGACCATCCCACGATAGAAGGCTTTGGGTGCTCTCCTGATGGCATTGTAGGGGAAGGTCTCATTGAGATTAAATGTCCGAATACAGCTACCCATATAGAAACAGTCTTGGAGAACAAAGCTCCAAGTAAATACATCCCACAGATGCAGGCTCAGATGGCTTGTACAGGCGCGAAATGGTGCGACTTTGTATCATTCGATCCTAGAGTGCCAGAGGACTTGCAACTGTTTGTAGTGCGTGTCGAGAGGGATCAGGAGTATATCGACTCGATGGAAGTAGAAGTAAAGCAGTTTTTAAGCGAGGTCTTAGACCTATTTAACCAACTAAAAGCGAGGCAGAAATGACCTATGAGATGAAAGATGGCAGCTTTAGTCTATTTAAGAATGACAAAAAGCTCACAGAGAAACACCCTGATTTTAAGGGGTCAATTAAGATTAACGGAGTAGAGCATTGGTTTGATGCCTGGACTAAAGAAGGCAAGAATGGCAAGTTTATATCAGGTCGTATTGGAGACCCGAAACACAAAGGCTTTACTCCCAAGGGGGATGATGAGATGCCCAAGATTAAAGACGATGATTTTGCTTTCTAAATGATTTACCGATGAGATCGGCATTTGTGGCGCAATGCCACACCCTTTCAAGGAGTGCCACCCCCCTACCGATCAGGGTGGCTTAATGACCTTTCAAACAGATTTACAGAGGGGTTTGGAGATAGAGGAAAGGGTCTTGGCTATCCTACGCAAGAAATACCCTTGTGCAAGCCTTGTAAACGCTTTTAAGGGTTACGATATATGGATACCAGAGATAGATAAGGCTGTAGAGGTGAAGTTTGACCCAATGAGTAAAGAAACAGGCAATATTGTGGTCGAGATAGAGATGTATGGTAAGAACTCTGGATTGATGGCTACCCAAGCTGATTACTGGGTTTTTTACGATGGGGAGATGTTTGTCATCATGCCTGTCAAAAACATCTTTAAATGTATATTTGAAAGCAAGCTACAGTATGTAGAGTTTGTTGGGAATGGAGATACCAGACCCAAGAAGGCATTTTTAGTAAATAAGAATACTTTATTCAAGTACGGAAAGATTCTGTGAGAGGTACAAAGCCCTCTCGTCTTTTCGTCTTGTAGTAAGTCCTTTTAGTTCTTTACCGCCTGCCTTGTTCCACTTTAGGAACTCCTCGGCAGCATCCTCAAACTCGCCTCGATTGTGTTTCATCCGAAGGGTAGAATTTTGGAGATTACCGAGTCCAACATTGAAGGCGAAAGACACAAGTGCGCCAAACCGACCAGTAGTAAGCCCGCTAGGACATAATCGTTGAACTCCGCTTTCAAACCGCGCCAAATCTTTAGCAAGAATTTCATCTACTTCCCCCATCGTTAAGACTCTATCCCATCCACTAGGGATAGGCAGAGCCTTTCGTTCTGCTAGTGGTACTCTAGCATGGTTAGGATCTATGACATGACCGACACCAACAGTCCAAAGTAATGCAGGGCATTGGTAAGGTCTTTGTTTTACACCCTCGTGGTGCTTAATCATCTCAATGACTTTATCACTCACACGCATGGACAATTAATAAAAAAGTGTAGTTAACAAAAGCAGCTAACCCAAGGCAAACGCCAAAAGGATACGCATTGAATAGATTTATAAAATCGTTCATCTCTATACATTTTTAAGTTTTTTATACACATTACTTTTTGAAAGCCTGTGTACCAAACCAAAAGGATACAACCGATGCCCAGATAATCTGAGTTTCGTCATCCCACAAGAGATTAAGAGCTACATCAAATGGCACATCTTTATGGAAGGCAAACCAGAACCCAAATACTTCTACAAAGGCAAACATTAAAAATAGACCATAAGTAATTGCTGGTCTAACCATTGCCCTAGAGTTGGTTACCCATTGTGCAGCACCTTTACCGATTTCTATATCGTGCGCGTACAGGGATTGTCTTTCCTGTACTTGGGTCTGCATTTCTATTTGTTGTGTTCTTATTTCTTCTACATGGGCTTGTGCAGCGTAACCCTTTTCTAGTAACTCTAGCTCTCGTTCAGTCTGGAGTCTTGCAAGTTCTAGTTCGTGTTTCTTGTCGGATTTGTCTTGAAAGAATCCTAATAAACTAGGTAAACCACCTGTAAGAAAAGAAATAAGTGTAGTAAATAAAGTAATCATTTTTTACCCTTTATAGCCCCAAGTAACATACCAAGCAACGATTGCAGCCAACGCATAGCACATCCACATAACTCTACGCACTTCTGCCAAATCTTTTCTAAACTCATTTTCTATTTCTTTCTCTTGTTTTTCAATCTTAGATTTTATGGTTTCTACTTCTGACCATCTTTTTTGACCATGATGTTTCACAAAGTCTTTTTTGACTTGTTCTTCTTGTAGTCTTATATCTTCTTGTTTTTGCCATTGCATCATGGCTCGTTTGAAATACTGTTCTTTTAGAACTTCTACTTCTCTGATCTGCCTTCTGCGTTCTAAGGCTTTTTGTTGTGCTACCGAGGCTGCTTCTTTTTGTACATCCTCAATAGACGATCCTATAGCTTTACCAGCTTCTTTACCTGTCTTTACGCTTTCGCTAAAAGACTTTGCACCCTCCAAAAATCCAAATTGATCGGACATAGTTCATAGGCTTAATTTAATTTCAAAACAAGAGAAAGTAGGATGGCAATGATAAAAGCAGCAGAACCTATTAGGATTTGCTCTAAACGCTTTAACCTAGCATTTATACCTGTATAGCGTTCAGCACAGATAGCTTCATGCGCTGATAAGGCTGCCTCGTTCTTATCTATTGTTGTCATTTTAATCCCATGCTCTCTCTAATCTTGGTTGCGGAAATATCCGTTATAGTTTTATCAAAGGTTTCTTGCTCAATCTTGTAACCTACATCGCGCCCGTAGGTAATATTTGTAATATTAGGAACGACCTGTATCTCATACTGACCTTGGAATAAAGGGTCTAAGTCTCTCTTAATATTAGATTTTACTTGTTCTATTGCAAATGGGTTACTACCTTGCCAGCCCTGACAATCACGAATCTGTATTACAACTTGACCTGTCTTAGCAATGGCTCTCTCAAACAAGGCTCTGTGTCCATCGTGCCAAGGCTGCCATCTACCTAGCATCTGTACTGTTTCTTTCTGCCAGTTAAAGGTGGGTCTGCGTCTGTTCTCGATAATGTGGTTGCCAATAAACTCAGCCCACTTCTCGCAATCTTGCTCGGTTACTCTAAAGTCGTAGACTGTTGGTTGGATAAAGGCTTTGTTGGTATCTTCGTACCGACCAGCATCAATGGTATCCATCCAAATAGTCCAATCAGCCTTGAAGTTATTACGCATCTCTACAAGTGGTGCTACAAAATCACAGATAACATAATCACCGCCAGCCTCTAGTGCAAACTGAGCCATGCGTAAGGATTGACGGATACGACCTTCGTTGGAGAAATCCCAATCGTTGTACTTCTTACGCACCTCGTCAGCATTAAACCAGTTAACTTGTGCGTTAAAGCTAGTAAAGGATTCTCCATAGTCTTTGCGAGTACCATTTACTTCTAAATACTTTTTTAGGGCTTGGGCTAGATAAGTCTTACCAGAGCCAGGTAAACCCATGATTAGTATTTTTTTCATTTGACTAATTTATAAGTAGACTTCATAGAATAGTCTGGGGTTTGTGGTCTCCAAAATTCTTTACCAGCATACTTATCCCAAACTGACTTAGGCAAAATACTTTGTCGTTCTTGCCACGATACTTTTTTTCTGACAGTATGTAAACTTTTCATATTTAACGCTTGGTCATATGTTTCGTTCTCATACTCTACATTATTGTAATCATGCTCAAAATATTGCTTGCCAATAAAAGCATATATCTTTCGCATTGTTCCTTCGGGGTCTTTGCACAGACCCTCATACTCTACAAGAAAAATCATATCAGGATTAAGTAATAATCCTTCTTCTAAAAAGTAATATGGCTTTACTACCTGACCTTCTTTCTTTACATCCATCAAAGCATCGCATCTTGTTGTAACAGTTTGTTTAGCCTCATCATCTGTTAGTGTTGCACCATAAAGAGAGTTCTTAGCAGCAATGCGTTCAAAGCTGTCTAGTATCCAAGGCAAATCACGAACACAGCAGATAATTTTAGTTTGTGGGAAAAGTGTTTTTAGAAGTGAAGTCTTAGATGTCCAACCTCTACTAGTATCAAATACAGTTGGCTGTTCTACTAATTCATAGTAAGCATTAAACAAAGAACGCAGTAATTTTTTTCGTCTTTCTTCGTCAATTAAATGATTGCTTTCGCTACTAGTAATAATATTAATAGTTGCAGTTACTAAACTCTGTACTGGAGATGATATGTCTGAGTAAAACTTAGGATTTTGTCGCAAAATAGCCGAGAGCAGAGTCGAACCTGACCTTGGTAAACCAGAAATAAAGAACAACTCTTTCAATTTTGTGGAATCCAATTAACTGTAGTTTCATCCCATTGATAACGCACATTGCCACCATTCATAACGGCATCTGCTGGTCTTGGTACAGGCGCACCCCATGTCATTGTATCTAAGTATCCAATCCAAGATGGATAAGGTTTACGAGCTTCATGCTCTGCGGTTCTAAGAGTGTTGTATTCTTCCTCAGTTAGAACTTGTAAAACACCAGCAATGCTTGTGTCTGCATCGTCATCGCAAGTTCCATAATATTTAGGTGCTCTTAAATATGTTCCATCAGGCGCAAGTTCAACAGGATATGTAGAACTGTTTTGCCATTTATATTGAAAACCTTTAACATCTGGCATAGATGGACCAGTACGCTGTGGTTCAACAGTACAAGGTATCTTGGTTACTGCATCCACTTCCGTTACACAAATGTACATTATCAAATCCTTTAAAAATTAAACAGCTACTCTCCGAACTGCACGAACCCGATAAGAATAGGATTTACCGAAACTACTTTGGCTGCCACTACCAAAATAAGCACCCACACCAGTAAGAAAAGAATCTTCAGTGCTAGACCAATAATTAGCTGCAGAGAACGCTTCTGCACCGCCTGTTTGAAAAGCTGCTGCAGATGTTTGGGCAGGATTTCCTGCGGTGTAGTTACTTGCCCTAGCTGGAACTGCATTGGGGTTTATGCCTGAACTTGTGTCGTTTGATGCAGTCCCTGGTTTTAAATTAAAATAACAAACCTCAAGTTCATTCTTAGCTGGCATATACCAATCGGTAAACGCACCAATAACTAAATCATTACAAAAATGTGCTGCTGGATAAACAGTAGAGTTTCCGTCAGCCACCATGTCTGCTGTATTTTGAGGACCATTAATATTACTTTTAGCACCAGTAGTTGAAGTATTAGCGTTTTTCCATTGTTTAGTAGATTGTCCTGAAGAAACGGGAGCAACTACAAGATAATGAGTTGCTACACTTGACACTCCAATATTTCCAGTCCAAAAACCTCCACCATAAGCCTGACCTATAACTGTAGGGGCTGGCTCACCAAACGACCTTTGGTTCATAAATGTAGCTAGTGTAACTCCACTCATGTTAGTCCACTCCCAGAGATTATCCATTCTGTTGATGTAATTTTAATGCAAGTTGCTGACCCATTTGCAGCTAAAGTTCGTGATCCTGTTGTACCTGCTGGTGATAAACGCATTGTATCGGTAGTTATTGAAATTGTTACCACACCAGCAGCATTTTGATTTATAAATGTAATTGCTGTGCCAATTGGATAAGCAACTGAGGAGTTAGCGGGAATGGTAAATGTTCGTGCTGTAGTATCAGCCGATGGATGTAAAATGTGTTTACCACTATCAGCTAGTACTAAAGTATAAGCCGTAGATTGTGAGTTTTGTGGAATATTCCGAAACCCTACAGCATCTGTACCATCTACAGTACAACTGCTTAGAGTACCGCTTGATGGTGTTCCTAATGCACCACTAGGTGCAACATAGTCAGTACCAGCAGTCGCTGCCGTAAATGCAGATGTGCCATTACCTTTTAAAACTCCAGTAAGGGTAGATGCGCCTGTGCCACCATCTGCTACCGCTAAGTCTGTAATACCAGTAATAGATCCACCTGTAATCTTAGCAGCAGTCATGGTATATGTACCATCTCGAATACCATCTCCGCAGTCTCTAATCTGCGACATCATATCGCGCATAGTGTCGTTTACTGCTGATGGAAGCATTCCCTCTGGCGCACCATCTGGAGGTGCTGCTGTGTTACTAGAAGGGGTTAGAGAATATTTTGTATATGCCATGATTTTCCTTAATTATAAATACTATTCGCCCAATAAACCTTGCATTTGACCGCCTTGGTACAAAAGATTATATGGAACTTGATTAGTTGCAAATGGTATTCTTCTACCAAGTTGATCAACTCCTCTTGCAGCAAGACCTGTTGCAAATGCTGTTTCTCCCATAACTCTTGGTGAGGAAGCTAACAAACTTGCTGCTACAGCAGGAAATCCACCAACAGAATAACCAGCAAGGCTTGTAGGCAATGTTAATGCTCCTTGTATTGCTCTTGGTGTAATACTAGAAAGTGCTTGACCTGCGATGCCAGGCATAAATATCTCACCACCCGCTTGTTCTAGCTCTTTTCCTAGTTTTACTCTTTGACCAAAGTTTGTTTGAACATTGTCTCTCATTAAACTTGTCAGTTTTCTTAACTGCGTGTCTACTGATGCATTTCTATCTAAACTTAATGTTTTTTGTATTTCTTTAATTTGGTCGCTTGCTTCTGTATATGCTTTCATTGTTTTAGCATATGTAGGTGCTTGTTTTTGTATAGAAGCCTTAACAGAATTATAAATATCGCTAATCGCTGAATAAGCAACTTTTTCTGTTTTAAAGTCTATTGTTTCTAAAGTTTCACCAATCTGTTTTTTTAATGCATCCAAACCTTCTGGTGTATGAAAATCTGCCGAATTAAGAGATTTCCAATTACTTACTTTATCTTGAACATCTTGTAATTTTTCAGCAGCAGTCTTATTGGTTACTTGACCTTTAAAAGTTACTTTCTTTGTTGCGTTTTGTATTGATTTGTCAATATCATTAAAACCTAATATTGTTTTATCATTTTTAATATTAACCATTCCAGATCGATATTCTTCTTGTTTTATACGATTTAATTCGTCTAAGTTTCTTTTTGCAATATCTACAACTTCTGTTTGATCTGCTTTACCGCTAATGTTTACTCTAAATTGTTCTGCTGCTTCTCCACCTTTGCGACCAGCTTCAAACGCTTGAGAAATCGCTTCTTTACCTGCTCCTGTGGTTGCACCTATGTATGAACTTAAAATGTTACCAGCACCTTTTGCTGTAGCACCTGTAGCACGAACAGTAGCAGACAGTGGATCAATAGCACTTGCAATTCTACTTAATGGTTGAGCAACAATTCTTGGTGCGACTGTAGCACCACCTGTAAGAACTGTAGACAAATCAGCTAATACACCAGCAGGATCTTGGGCAACAGCTTTTTTTAGACCTTCTCCTGTGCCATATCGATCAGCATAAAACTCACCAACTTTACGAGCCATTTCTCTAGACTGTTTATCTTCTCCAACAAACTGTACAAACTTTTCTGGCAATACATTTTGCAAAGCACCAGCACCTACATCTAAAACAGATTTAGCGGTTTGAACTGGGTTTGTTACAGCTTCATAAATATTGCCAATTAAATTTGCAAAAGACGATGGAAAGTTTGTTACTGCACCTGTTGCTACTTCACCAGCAGTTAATGGTTCTTTTATATCAGGTAACTTATTTGCTTGTATTAAAGCATATTGATAAGCCTGTGCTTCAGTCAATTCTTTGTCAGAATTTACTTCAAAAGATCCTTTATTAGGTATTTTGACTTCATAGCTTGGCATTGTATTTTCCTATTATCTTTTAATAGGTGTAACAGTTACACCTGGTGGCAAAGAAGGTTTAATATCTACGCTTGGTTTACCTGCGCCTTTAGATGCACGATCTATTGCAGCTTGGATTGAACTTGTAAAATCAAAAGCAGCCTCTTTAAAATCTTTTTCACTAATAGCTATACTCATTCTATTCAAAGCAGCTTGTGCTTTTGCTCCTTCTTGTTCTGTAATTTGTCCACCGCCTTTGAGTGTTTGAAATGCTTCAAGGAATGTTTTTCCTTTTACTTGTTCTAATAAGGCATTAGCACCAGCAGTTTCACTTCCTTGTACAAATCTTGCATAAGGAATACCAATACCAACTAAGTTTTCAAATCCTGGATGTTTTAGTAATTTGTCTACAGTTTGAACTGTTTCTTTTGCTGTTTGTATTGCTCCAGGTAAAGCTCTTTGGGCTTTTAATTGTTCTTCTGCCTCTTTTGCTTTTAACTCAATTATTGTTTTAGCAGGTAAACCTGCAAACGCAGGATTACCAACAAATGTTGCTGTTACACTTGATGATGCAGATGATATTGGTGATGGTAATTTTGTAGGATCTGAAAAAGTTGGAAATTTTGTATCTCTACTTAAATTATCTTTTGATAGAATTGAATCAATTTCTGTTAAAGATTTTGTTGGTGCAAACTCCGCAACAGTACCATCAGAGAGAATTACATATTTGCTAGACATTTTATTTGTCCTTAAAGTTTCTTATTTGAGGTGTAACAACTGGAGCATTAGGAGCAGGACTACTTTGAGTAAACTGTTGTGCCCTTTTTAAATTTTCAAGCGTTGTGTTTGTCAAATCTATTCCTGTTTCTGATTTTAATTTTTGTGCATTAATATGTTGCTCTAGTGCTTTATTAATATCTGGTGTTTGTCCAAATTCTAAAACATCTAATTGTTGTTTTTTATCTAAATCAATAAATTTAGCTTTACCATATCTTTGAAAAGCATATTGCTGTTGTTCTTTTGATAATTCTGGAGATTTGCCTCCAATTGATTCTCTTATTTTTAAACCTGTAAGAAGTTCTTGCATACCTCTGTCCATACTAGTTTGGTAACCTTTTTGTGCTTCACCCAAAGCACCTCCTAGTATTTGACCAGTACCAATAGGTTGCGCTGTTTTACCAGATGCACCTAGTAATGCTATAGCAGAGTTAAGTAAAGCTGCTTGGTTAGCGTTAGATTGCATACGCTGTCTTTCTGCATCAGGCAAAAAAGACGAGTAGTCTGGTTGTTGTCCGAATAATGCTGATAGATCAATTGCCATAATTTATCCTAGTAAAGAATTTGGATTTCTTGCTCTCTGTAGAGCTAATAAGTTATAAATGCCTGAGTAATCAACATTGCCTTGTGGCATCTGTGTTATACCGCCCATCTGCATTTGTGGCATTTGTTGTTGCTGTGGTTGTTGTCTACCACCTAGTAAACCACTTGCTGCTCTGAGTCCTTGTAATGCTTGCATTGGGGATAGTCTTGAAGGCAATGCTTTTGCTGCTGCTTCAATTTCAGCATCTATGGCAGCCATCTCTGATGGTAATGTTGTGGCTGGTACAGCATTACCGCCAGGAGTTAATGTTACCTCTCTAGAATAATCTGTTATTGGTGCGCCATCTGAAGTTAATAAAAATTCACCATCTTGTTGATCTATAAAAGGTGCTTCTGAAGGTAAAAGTGTACTTTCACCATCATAAAATCCACCACCGCCACCCATGTCAAAATCTTCGCCTGTTGTAGCAAACCCACCACCACGCAATTGACTGCCTAATTCAGCACCAACCTGTTGACCAGCATAAGACTTGCCACCAGATATAAGACCTTCTTCTAAAGTTCCACCTTCTTCTAATGTGTCTACTCCCTCAATAATAGGCAATGCCCAAGCGTTTCCAGAAGCAATAGCAATACCTTTAGCTGCAGCTTTTAAAGGATCATTTGCTGCTTCTTGTATTTGGCTTTCAACAACATTGCCAGCAAATTTACCCACATCTTCTAAAGAAGATCCAAGATCAGAAACAATTGGTATTCCTCCACCGCACATAATTAATCCTTTAAGTGTTTGACTGTATTAAAGCCAACAGTTTTATAACCTAGTCTTTCATAAAACTGTTTGGTTTTATCCATCTCTACTGCTGTTGTCTGTCCTAAATGCAGATCATCTGCACCCATATCTTTAGCCCATGCTTCTAGTGATTTTACTAGTTTAAGTGCTGCTCTACTACCTCGATACTCAGGTAATACAAAGAACCCTAAATCGCTTACTCGCTTCCGATTACTAAAAAAGTATTCATGCGATAGACCAGATATAAACCCAACAATTTTGTTGTGTTCTATAGCAATAAAGCCTACTGCATTAGGGTTCTTAAATAACTGTAGAATCTTGTGCTTCTCTGGTGTTGCGTAAGAAAACTCTGCCTCAGCTACCATTTTGGTAACCAGTTCAAAAAACTCCTCTAAACGATGTAGACTAAGTTTTTCTACTATCAGAAGAAACCACCGCCTAGTAATCCACCAAGTGCTGCACCGCCTAATGCACCATAAGTGCCACCGATAGCAGGGAATGCTTGACCTAGTGCGTAACCGCCTAGACCGCCTGCAATTCCACCGCCAAGCACACCAGCACCACGATTCTGATAGGTAGGTGCGCTAGTTGTCTGTGTGCCATAGCTTCCTAATGGAGTGCCATAGACCGATGACAGATACCCTTGTAATTGTTGATAGGGTAACTGCTGTCCAAACTGGTAACGAGCCAATTGCTCTTGTAGAGGTTGTGCTGCGATAGCCTCTTGTTGTGCGCCAACTTGGGCTAGTGTCTGAGAAGGTAGGAATTGCTGACCATAGAACTGAGGTGCTAGACCAGCCAACTGAGCTTGTTGCAACTGAGCCTGTTGTTGCAGTCCTCTTTCTTGTTGGTACTGTGATCCTGCAATATTGGATGTAATATCGCCTAGAGACCGCCCATAAGCCTCTGTAGCCGTTCCTAATGCTCTTTCCATACTACCGCTACCCAAACGACCAGACTTGCTGTAAAGGCTCGATATGCCTGGCAAAACGGATTGGCTAAATTGTTGGGTTAGTGGGCGAGTAGCTGCCTCCATCATCGCTTGTTGATAAGGATTCGCATTTAAGAATCCACCACCAGCCGTTTGTCCAAGTTGACCTAAAGATGATGTATAAGCCTGTTGTGCTTGTTGTAGAACAGGGCTTTGCTGACGAGCAATAGCCTCTTGTTGAGCAATCGACTCAGTAGTAGCAGCCGATGGGCTTACATAGGTTTGACCAGGAAAGAACTCAGGTTGCTGACCTGTAAGAAATAGACTCCGCGCCCTCTCTAAACCTTGGGTAAGGTAGGGCAATAGTGCTGGATCTACTGACGAGGTTTGTGTAGTTGTTGCCATAATTTTCCTATCCTACGATGATATATTTATAAGTCATACCTGATACTGAATTAGCAGGATGACTAATGGTTGCACTTCCTGCTGTCGTTGCCGATATATAAGGCATTGTAAAAAGATTACTGGTATAGCCATTTGATGATAGATAACTCATTGTGGCTATGATGCTAGGTGTTGCTGGTCTAGTAGGTGAAGTATCTGTACCAAAATGCTCAATCGTTACACCAATATCAGATGGTCTCCAAGCTAACTCTACATAATCGTTTTTCTCTAAACCAATAAAAAAGTTTAATGAGCCAATCATATGACTTGGAATGCCTGCACTTTTTCTTTGTGAGATACCAAATTTACTGTTTGATGCTGCTACATTAGTACCATTTTTTCTAAACCATACATCTACAAACTCAGGATCATTAACTGTGCTTTTAAACTGCACACTAAACTGAATGTTGTAGAGTCCAGAGTAACCTGCTGTTAGTTTCGTACTAGTTACTAGACTTGCACCTAATGCATAGTCTGTAGTGCTAAACGACATAATATTGGCTGCGGTAGTTGTTGTCGCAGCTTGGTCTGTATCGTCTTGTACAGCTAAATAAGGGTAATACGCACTAGCAGATACATCATCTGCTGGCATTAGGATAATTACTGATCCTGAACCAATCCGAGCATCTGTTAGTGTCGTAGTGCTTGCACCACCTGTAGCTAGGGTTACAGAGCCTGTATTGTTAGTCTTACCATTCATAATGCCATTGACTACTTCAGCAATTCCACGCTGATCTGATCCGAATGGCGGTAAAACTCTAAACATTACCTAGTTCCTAATTGGTTTAAATCAATGTCCAATCCTACTGCCGATGTCCAGCTACCTGTAGGTGTTAATTGTAGACGATGATACCGCCCTACACCACGCACAGACACTCTATTTTCGCTATCTGCTGCGGTCTGAGAGCTAAATGTTATAGCTTCCGATAAAAGCCTACGAGATAACAAAGCTACAGATCCAGAGCCATCATCCACGATGGGTTTTACCATTGTGATTGATGAAGTAGCACCTGGCACTTCTATATCGCCTGTTTCTAAGAAGGCGGTAGCGTTAGCACCTGTAAAAGTAACAATCTTTGCACCATCTACACCAGCTAATTGTAGTTTTCCACCAAGCCAAAGTCTGCTATCAAAGCTAGTAAGGATGGTTTCTAGTGTTCCGTAGGTATCCATGCCTTCTAAAGTAACCGCAGGAGTAGAGGTAGATGCTATTCTGTCCACAGAAGTAGTACCGCTAGACCATTTTTGAGTCTGATAGTTGTAAATAAGTAGGCTATCAGGTGTAGCAGAACTATTGGATGCGTATGCCCAAATAATAAGTTTCTTAATTGGGTCTGCTGCTGCCGACATGAGGTACAAAGTGCTTTCTTCTACATTATCAAAGAAGAATCTGTTTACCTTTTCGCTACCAATAGGAATTACATTTTGTCCATCACAGGCATAAAAGCCATCATCGCCTAAGAAGAACGCTGTGCCACCATACTGAATAATAGAGTTAGCCTCATAACATCCTAAGTTACGACTAATGTTGTCGAACTGAAAGACTAAAGGACTGCCAATATAAGACATCCGATGGATTGCTCGATCCATAAAGATTAGACCAAACTCACCACCTGTAACACCGACTACCGAGCCACCATCAGGAATATCCTGAAAGTCTGCTTGGGTTGTAGCGGATTGAGTCCAACTAGCCTCATCGCCTAATGCTGACCATTGCACTCTGTTTGGATAGCTTGATTGATAGCCAGACACTACAAAGTCGCGCACTACAGTTACATATCGTGCTGGTGGTGCATCTGCTGCTAAATCTGCAAATAAAGAAGAACTGTTTAAGTTATATCCTTGTATTTTTGCATCTCCATTAGCTGCAACAATGACATTACCAAACTGGGTAAACTTCCATCGTTGGTCTGTGGGTGTCGAATAATCACCAGACTTAGATACATTGTCTAAAGACAAATCCGCAGAATCTAACTTAAATAGTTTTGTAGAGCCACCAGCAAATACAGTTGTACCTCCTGCTGTGGTCTTGCCTGCTACTACATTGTTAAGGTTCTCGGATGCTGATGCCGAGTAATCTACAGCAATAGGAATAGCACCATAGCCGACAAGTTTAGGATAGACATTCTCTGCCCTACGCAGTCCATTAGTAAGACCTGGCTGATCTGGTGTCCATTCTCCAAATGATATTCTGCTTATTGCCATTGTTCTGTTCCACTAGATATTTGAGTCCAAGTTGTCGTTGTGGCTGTAATTCCTGTCCACGACTCTGATCCTGCTGTTTGTGCTGTCCATGTTGTAGAACTAGATGATATACCTGTCCAAGCCTCTGAGCCTGCTGTCTCGGCTGTCCAATTATCGCCTAATCTATTACCACTTGCGACTACTGTTCCGTTTGCTGTTATTGATCCACTTGCGGAGTAGATTGCAATAGCTTGAGCATCGACATACGCTTCGGCAATAATGATGCCTTCACCAGCAAACTCTACATTGCCATTACCTACTACTGTGGCTGTTGCTGTTATTTCTGCTACAGATGTTCTAACCCGAATAGCATCAGACTCTGCACTTGCATTGCCTGTAATTGTCGCATCGCCTGTTCTAACTCTAATGCCTGTACTTACAACAATTGCTTCTACATTAATACTAGCAGATGATGACCCTGAAACTACATTTCCTGTAGCATCAACTGTTGCAACTGCATTAACTAATCCTTCTCCAACAAACACTCCAATTGCTGCTGCACTAACTGTTGCATCCGCAGTAATGCTTGCTGATCCGCCTCTAACGGCAATACCATCAGCGACTACTGCTGCATCTGCGGTAATGGCTGCACTAGCATCTCTCGTTAATTGTCCTGCTGCTACTACAGAAGCGTCTGCTGTAACAAGTGCTTCACCTGTGCGCTGACGAACACCATCCGCAGTAACTGTGGCATCTGCTGCAATAGATGCAGATGGGAACTTAACACACAGAGTAGTCCATACAGGGTCATCAAAAGAGATATTGAGTTGGTCAAGATTCCCAAGGGAATCCATGTCCTCTAATCTCCAATCACCGCATACTTCGTCTGTTTCCCAAGTATGGTCGAAAGAGTATGGTACTTGCTCTAAAGTCCCGAACTGATCTAACTGTTCGAGAGTTAATGGCATTAGGCTAGGGTAACTGAAAGGCTACCAGATGCAATCTTAAAAATATCGCCTGTATCAATTGCCTTAGATGTCGTAAGTGGTGTGTGATACAAAAGGTTACCAGTAGTAAGTGCATCCAAGATACCAATATGACTAATCGTTCCCCAAGAGGTTGTGGCTTGGTCGAATGTAATGTCTGCTGTAGTT